GCAATTCTACACGTAGGGGTGTTTGGAGATACTTCTCTGGATCAAATGAAGATCATTTGTATTGGGTTGATGAGAGTATCCCAAAGAACGATACCTTTGATAGAAGATCATATAATCACGAACCACGCAATAAGAGAAGATATTTTCAACTCCTAAAAGAGTCTGTTGGTAGTGCAGTTGGGGTATATCTGCATTTTAGTAATGGAAATAAGAATTCGTATCTGTCTTCCAGTAGTAGTGGAGCAGTTCGTTTCTTAGGATATGCATATTCTTCCCAATCTGCTGCCAATTCTGCTGGAGTAACCAATCCTGGTGAATCTGCAATACCTTTGTATCACTATCGGAAGAATAATTCCAATGGATACGATGATTTTTACACAATCAACCCTGCAACAGAGGTAAACTTACAAATTGGTGTCCCTGGAGTGCCCGATCCAGCGGAAGCACTGAATCAAGAGTACCAATATATTGGAATTTACGCTTGGGTGTTTGATGGATCTGCACCTCAAGCAAAAAAACGCTTTGAATCGACAGGAAAAGCATTCAATACAGGTGAAGTTGACCGTTCTGGATGGTACAACTACAATACAACGTGGTCTAGAAGACGATATGAGGATGAACCCACCGATACACCTGCTGAGCAGGGGTGGGGTGAAGCAACTAGCGTTGCTCTAGCATCTACTGATGCCAATTTTGAGTGGTTCTATGGTAAAAATGGTGCTGTTAAAGCGTGTATGCCAAGATTCCTTGGTTTTCACGATGCATTTGAAGGACAATTCTTATATTATCTCTACGATACATCATTTCCGTTTAATGGTCCCATCTATGGTATCAATTTTACCACTACAGATGCTCCCTGCTGTCCTGCACGGAGTGAAACACCGTGTGTACCCAACGTAGAATACCACTCATACTACTATGAGATGCGTGAGGATGCCTGGGTAACCCAGAAAACACGTATTACTGTGGATGTGCCTGGAAAGGGCGCTGCAGAGTCATTCTGGGCGGTAGGAACGGATGATCCAATGATCTTTTTCCGCTACACCTCGTCCAGTGGTGCATTTAGACTTGGCGAAACCCTGAATGGGTGGGAAATACAAAGAGTTCGTTACTTTGGGGATGAATTGAAGTGTGGTTATATGACACTCAAGGGCATTTCATCACAGTTTGGTAATGCATTTACATATAACCAGTCTATTACGTCAAATGACGGTGCTACAGGGGTTGTTTTAGCGGGTTATGGCATCAAAGATAAGGCAGCATTCTTTGGAATTTACGAATTTCCAAAACAACTGTCATATTATAAGGTTGAACTCGACAATAAAGCACTGATTCCGAACAGAACTTTGGATGAGGCGGTATTAGAGGCAATCGTAAACAATAAAGGCGAAATTGATCACGTAAACATTGTTAATTCTGGTAGAGATTACAGAAATCCAACCCTTTCATTCTCACTTCCTGACGTTATTCGTGAAGAAGGATTCTCTGATGCCGCAGAAAATATCCCAGAAGCGTTTGAAGATGATGTTTCTGGTGAAATTGCAATCTCACTTGAGTCCAGTGATGAATTTGAAAGTGGTGATTACTCAACCAGAAAGATTGGTAGAAACGTTTCTAAGCAAAGATACGTCACACAGGACGATTTTACGGGAACTCTGAGGCAGGCTAAGGGTTATGCAGTCTTAAATGAGATCGGATGTATCAAACAGGTCGTCATTACAGACAAAGGAGCAGGGTATCAACCTGGGGAAAAGGTAGAAATCTACGTTGTAGATCGTTTAACCGAGACTCGGGAAGACACTTTTGTTGGTCCTGGCGCTGCTGACATCAAAACAAAGGTCGATTCTTCGGTGGGAAGTGGTGAAATTGGTGATTCTAGGGTGAGATCTGCATTTTCTGAGATGCAAGAGATCGCTGGAACTGCTCTAGATGTCCTAAAAGAACCAGTTTTATCAAATTATACCGTTGGATACATTAGAAATACGGATGTAAACAACTATGAGAAGACAAAATTCTGCGATGATGTGATTCCATCGATATGTTTAGACCTAGATATGGGATCTCAGTGGGCAGATGTGAACACTTATACAGATGTGAGTTCACTTTGGGGCGAAGTTAAGAATGCAAATCCAAATTGGAACCAAAATAATGAGTTTTTTGCGGATATTCAAACAAATTCATCTAAGAATCAGCAGATAATCAACACTAAAATGAACAGTGGACTGCCTGGAATCTTTGGTGGACCGTGTATTGAGACAAATCAAGCAAATTTGTATACGGTAAAACGCTTTGTTGACCTTCCTTGCCCGTATGTTGCATACGATCCCAATGGGGTTGAGAAGGTTTTTGGATACTTACCCTTCAAATATTGCGGTAATGATCAAGAATTTGCAACTGTTAGAGTCACATTGTCAGTAGAAGGTGATGTTTCTGGCGTTAGTTCGGCAGTTAATGAGCGTTTTATGGACTGGTTGAGTTGGTTACCCAAACCAACATTAACTCCTGCACGTCAAGTTGGGGGTGGTGTGAAGTGTCACCCGTGTGTTAGAGGTGCATATAAAGGTAAATGTTATGAAACTGCCAACGGTGAGTACACATTTGTACCTCGTTCTGGGGATGAAAATACATTTGATTACAATGGACCTGGCGCAACACTGTCAACTTCAAATGAAGAGTTGGGTCAATTGAGCACTTGGATCGGTGACAACGTAAATGTTTACACTGGAATGTTCTTCAATCAGACAATTGTTGATGCAAATGACAATCCACTGTATACCAATAACGTTCCATACACGCAACTCACTCTAGATCCGTGCACAAATGGTAAATTTCCTAATGATTGTTGGCACAATTTTGTGGCAGATGGGGTTTTGGATGTGTATTCTGGGTATGACGGTAGTGGAAATGGCATTGCATCCGACGATATTTGCTCTGGATACCCGTTTAGATCCTGCGGTGGGTCTCTAACAAGCGGAGATCCCGAAGATCCAGTCAATAATCCGCCTGTTTATGCCGCTGGTAGTTGGGCATTGAGGAATGTTATTCACTCAACAGTCGCATTCGACACAGAAAAGCGAGCAGAAAACAACCCATACATAGAATTGGGACCGTTTTCTGGCGATATGCAGTGGGTAAATTGGAAAACTGGTGCCGTACGACTATTGGATAAGGCATATGAACAATACGGAAACCCATTTTTTGAGGAGTGCGACTTAGAATAATGGCAGGATTACTAAAACCAGTAGCAAGTTTGAATGGGATGCCTTGTTCTGGACACGGTATTCCAGTTCCTACTGCAATTCATACTCAAGAACCGTGTAAAAAACCACCAACAAAGTTACCGATTGTTGTAAAAAATCTAACTTGTTTTTGGCCACCCACACCACTCACCCCAATCAATGCGATAAATCCCCAGAGAGCGACAGTTTTGGTAAACGGATTCCCGATTATGATTGCTGGTGATACGTTTACACCGCATATTTCTGTGACGACAAACATTGTGAACTATGTTTGCCCGTGTGGACCCAATACTTGCATCATCCCAACGCCATTTCCCTGCTCAGAACTTACAATTGAAGACAGGGGAGGAACAGGACATCCTAGAACTGTGGTTCCTACTAGCACAACAACCCTAGCCTTTAAGGTTCCTGTAGCAAGATTATTGGATCCTTTGGGTGTTGGTGCACCAGGTGCAAGTTTGCCGTGTTCCAGTGTTGTTGCTTATGGATCACCTACTGTACTTGCCTCATAGATATGCTATAATTTCTCTGTTCTACAAATTCGATTATGGCACGAGCAAAAGTTGGTCTTTCTGGCAAGAAAATCATTGAGTCGAAACCCAAGACCACTCGTCAGGGAAGCAGTAAGCATACCAAGTATTCTGCAAGTTCTAGGAATGGTGCTCCCAAACGGTACCGTGGTCAAGGTCGGGGTTGATGCGTCCTGAAACTCGTAAGTCGATGGAAATGCTCTTCGCTGCTAAATGGAACCTTCCTAAAGCAGCGAAGAACTGCAGTCTCAGTGAAAAGGAAATGAAAATTACTTTCAATGAGTATTGCAATTTCCACCCACCAACTTATAAGGTAACGGTAGATTTCCGCGATAAACAATTGGGATTCGACCTCTAAATACATCAGGCGATAGCAACCGCCATAAAAGTTCTACTTGTAGAATTCAGGTAAACGATTATGGCAAACAGTCCTATTCCTGATCAGGGACAAGATTTTATCGATTCTGGAATGGTTTTAATAACCGATCCGCGCTCTGATAAATACTTGAACCGAACGAAACCCAACGATCCTCCCAAGGATCGTCTAACTAGACAATGTGGCGGTGCTGGTGGTTTCGACGATTATGTCGAACGCTTTAATTCTTAATGGCATACCGTTTCAAAACAGAACGAAATTTAAGTCGTCAATTTAGAGACCTCAGTATTGGGATGTTGGCAAACCCCAATACTGAGGATTTTTCTATGGTAAAAAATGAGAATGCTATCAAGCAATCTATTAGAAATTTGGTATTGACACAATTTGGCGAAAGACCTTTTCAACCAAACAGTGGATCTAGACTCAAATCTATGCTTTTTGAGAACTTTGATGTGTTTATGCTGGAAGATCTCAAAAGTGAAATTGTCAGTGTTGTTAGTCGTTTAGAACCACGAGTTGAACTTACTGACGTAATTGTTAAATATGAAGGTGGTACTGAAATTGAGGTTGAAGTGGAATATAGAATTATCGGTGAAATCCTTACACAAACTGTAGACTTCCTGCTGGAGCGCACGTAAAAATGGCAGCAATCCCATCAAACTTAACTGCTCTTGACTTCACAGAGATCAGAGAATCTATTAAGTCATATCTAAGAACTCGTACAGAGTTTACAGATTACGACTTTGAGGGATCTGCTTCGTCTTATCTCCTGGATGTCTTAGCATATAACACATATTATGCCGCGTTTAATGCCAATATGGCAATGAACGAAGCATTTCTTGAGTCAGCAACTATCAGAGATAATGTTGTCAAGATTGCTAAGCAATTGAATTATACGCCGAGATCGATCAAAGCAGCAAAGGCGTGTGTTAGATTTGCGGTTCAAACCAATTATATTGGTACATCAACGACATATCCCGCAACAGTTACATTGAAAAAGGGTGATGTCTTCGTTTCCAGCATTGGTGGAGAAGCTTTTACATTTACTTTGCCTAAAGATCTCCAAGAATCTGTCGATCAAGCGACAGGACAAGCGGAATTTGCACAAGTAGTCATATATCAAGGCAATTCTCTTTCGTTCAAGTATACCGTAAGCGACGTTAAGCAAAGAGCATACGTTGTTCCCAGCGATAATGTTGATACAGACCTTCTTACAGTGTCAATTTCCCCCAATGCACAGTCAGAAGAAATTGACACATATAATTTGGTACAAAATATTGTCGATGTTGATGGCACCACTCGGGGATATTTCCTGGAGGAAACTGATGATCTGAGATACAGAGTTGTTTTTGGTGATGGTGTTATTTGTCGTCAACTCATCTCGGGCGAGGTCATTACATTTGACTATGTTCGTACCAATGGGTCTGCAGCAAACGGATGTAAGAAATTCAACTTCATTGGTCGTTGCATCGACTCCGAGAACCGATATATCAGTCCCGCAAACATCTCTCTAGCGGTCGTAGACGGCGCTCAAGATGGTGAAGACATAGAGAGTACCTTAAGCATCAAATACAACGCTCCTAGGGCGTTTAACAGTCAAAATAGAGCGGTTACAGAGTCGGATTACGAGTATATTACCAAGAAGGTGTATCCTCAGGCAAGATCTGTTACCGCATATGGTGGTGAACGCCTGAATCCACCCGTTTACGGTAAAGTTTACATTGCGATCAGAACAAATTCTGGTGCAAACTTGAATAGTAGCACAAAAAACAGAATTAAGACAGACCTACTAAAGTATTCCATCGCATCTATTGAACCAGTCATTGTTGATCCCACAACAATGTACATTCGTCCTAAAACCTGGGCGTTCTTCGATGGAACTAGGACAAGTTTGTCTAATAATGAACTTGCATCTAAAATTCTTGCTGCTGTAGATCAGTACAATACGCAGTCTTCTTCCACAAGATTCAATGGTCGTATTGATATTTCTAAGTATCAAGCGATGATTGATAATTCCGATCCTGCAATTAGTGGCAATGTTACCCATATGACATTGGGTATGAACATTAGCGGATTCAACTTTGGTGACACATTTACTCAGTGTTTAGACTTTAACAATGAAATTTCCAATCCGAATGATCTTTCTGGAGGATCAAAGGGTTCCGATGCTGCAACAAGTGGTACCTGCACACCAAAGTATTCTACTGTGAAGAGTGGAACATTCTATTCCACGGGTTATACAGAAGGTCTTCTTGCACTACAATCATCTGCTAATGCAACGCAATTATCAACATCAGTTCTTTTGCAGAATGACACTTCCGCGTATCTTCCCGTAAATCTTCGTGATGATGGATATGGAAGATTGATTATGGTTACCAAACAAGATGAAAAAGAGGTGATTCTCAAAACCAATGTTGGTACTGTTGATTATAAGAATGGTATTGTTTGTGTTGGTCCCGTAAGTGTTGCTAGCACTCCTGATGGGACTGACCGTATTCCAGTGACGGTTCTTCCCGCATCTTCCAACATTAACGTTGGTACTGGTACCGATCCAACAATTTTCAACCCAACTGTTCAAACAATCGATTACACCATTGATGGAACCAATGTTCCCACCTTCGATCCGTTTGATTTTACGCCAATTAACTTCGATGGTACCTCACTAAATATCATTGATTACCCAACAGTTGTCTACGAACTCCCCGAGTTCAACTCCTGTTTCTAATAATCGATTATAACAAGAGATGAAGGCAGTAACCGTATCGCAGAGAATTCAGGATCAAATTCCTGCATTCATTAAAGAAGACAACCAGCAGTTTGTAAAATTCTTAGAAGAATATTACAAATCTCAAGAGAAAGTTGGGCGTCCGTATGACATTCTAAACAATATTCTGAATTATACAGATATTGGTTCGGATGAGTTCGATCCAAATTTCTTGTCTTCGGAATCTGCGGTGTTGGAGAAGGTGGATCCGACACAAAACAAGATTATTGCCGAGAATGTAAACTATTTCCTTGAGAAGGATGGCAGTCTCAAAATTGACAATGAGGTCATTTACTATGAGTCGGTTACTCACTCACCTGATGTAAT